CCCATAAACAACAGTGCATTACCACCAACAACCAAGTGCTTGATTGCTTGGTGCACAGTGACTCGATCACTAGAGGCAGCAATGGAATCCATCACCATCCTCTCCATCTTTGCAAAGCTTAGGTCTAGTTCAGACCGGATCTCTGCAGGGATTTCTGTACCGAGTTTGTCGTCACGTACTTGTAGTTTAAAGAAGCTAGTTTGTGGAGGGAGCAATGCAAGCATTAATTTACTTGCCAAGGTCACAACACATTTGCTTCCAACTGACTGCCATGGAGTCTTCAGACTCTTGTATGACATACGTGAGTCATCACGTTGAATGAGATAAGGAAGGGTTAGCTCAGAGCATTGAACTGCCATGTCTAGAAACTGATGGCGGTAGCCCGACAGGAGTTCGTATCTAGATCTTGCGTTCATTGTTAACTAATCCGTAATCCTTGATAACCAACAGCGCCTTGCTGAAGTGGAATAACATTAGCGCTTCGTGCAATTGAGAGAGAATTAGCCTTAGACTTTTTCTTCTTATTCTGCCTAACACCAACGTTCCCTTTGCTGATCCTTAGCGGCGGTTTTACAGGGGCTACAGGTTTAGGTGGTGGTGGTGCCTGTGGTTGCACTGGCTTTGTCCTAGGGCCAGCAGCTTTAGCCCGACGATAGGCCTTATGTGCATCATGGATATTAGGTTTGTTTGCAATGGCACCAGCTTCTGCACCTGACCACCCATAATTATGTACAAGGTCGTGGTGAATGTTTATCCGTTCTTGTCTTTTTGACATTAGGTTTCCTCTTTAATTCTTTCTTGAAACCATTCAACGACTGAACGTTGGCCGGCTTTATACATTATTTGTTCTGTTGTATCTGCAGGAGAGATGCTAAGAGGTGGAAACAGCTCATCCATTTCTAACGTCGCCTGTTTGACTGTGAAGCCAAACGTTTCAAGCGTATTGAGGGAGATTGACATTGTTATGTTCAAAGAAGGCAGGCATTCGTGCTCTCTGTGTGTCAGAAAGTTCTGGTGCCTTTCCTTCATACATCAGCCGATCGCTAGAATCCAGCCAAAATTTTTTGTCCAAATATTTATCGGTAGTATTTCTACCTAGTGGTTGCATGACCCAGTTGATCGTCGCCTTGCGAAGCTTGTCAAGAGACGGCGAAATCTCAAGACCAAGCTCCTTGCAAACAAGCGAATTGCTCGCCACATGGACTTGTTCGTCACGACTAATGTCGGCACTGACGGTTCGCATCCCTGCGTCGCCATTAAACCTAAAGAAGGGTAGTAAGACGAAAAAGATTGCACGTTCAGCAACCATGGCTTTAAGGACAGTGTGATCAGGATGTTCTGTCCAGGCATCACGCAGTGTGAGGGCTTCCCGTTCAGCTTTCGGATCAATTCCCCAAGCATCGGCGACATAACCCAAAGCGAGGTCGTGCTTAATCTCGTCCTGAACGTTGGATTCCAACAGTTCACGCGAGAGAACCGGAATTTCAGAGGACAGCGCATCACGGATAAAATCGCCCACAGGCAGTTCCATGTGTCGCAATGCAAGAGCACGGCGGAGTGTCTCCTCTGCTCCCTCCTTGAATTTCCCTTTGATAGTAGCTACAGGTGTCCACGTACGCTTTCTCTGTAGTAGTGTTTGGTAAGGATGTTGTCTCATTCTTGGCAGTCACATTGTTGTTCATTATTAAGTAAATCTGCAAGATAGTCGTCTACTTCTTTATCATTTAGAGCGGCATATGCATCAGATTTGTCCTGTGTATCACCCATAACTTGAAGGGAGTAATACAAGGAAGTCTGGGGACTCTTTAGCCACTCTTCGATAAAGGCGTTGTCATAAGTAACAACATCACTCCAGCTATTGAAGCTATACCCGTGAAGAAGCCCAGTGTTATTTAGCATCGTCATGAGTCCATCAGCTACACGCTTGTAAGCGTCCCAGCCAACGTCAGATGCAGTTTCTACGTCACCATATTCGTAGCTAGTGACACCAAAAGTACCACTATCTCGATCAATGTGACGCGATATTGGGGGAGCAATCTCAGGAGTACATGTATATCCATCTATATCCTTACTGCGGTAGCTACAGCTCGCAGTAGGAGCAATTGCGAAAGCTCGCTCCATGTTGTAGCTACGTGCAATATCTGCGGCAGCTTCAATGCCAGTACCAAATTGTGATACCAGTTCATATGCAGGTGTTTGTACGACTTCACCTTTGTTGTATTGTTCAAGTGCACGTCCAAACTGTTCATAAGTGACTCCTACGCGGCGCAAGAGGTTCGCAAGTCCAAGCATCCCGAGCCCGACTTGCCTATCAACTTCAGGGCTGAGGTACTCACCGCTGACTTCAACTCCAGTTGTGCCATGCAGTGCACACAATTCAGACATTCCTTCGACGAAAGCTCTTGGGATATCGTCGAATTCGCAGGCACCCAGATTGACGTGTTGTAGTAAGCAGGTTCCCCTACTTGGTAAATACACTTCAAGGCAAACATTACCTCGTACCCGTTGTCCATGTCGGTCATACTTTACTTTGTTGAGCCAAATGTCACCTGACCGAATTCCCTGAAGTAGCTCCTCTTTGTACGGGGTATCAGCCCACCATTCATCAGTGATGTTGACGCATCGTTTGACCCATGGGAGCTCATGTCGTGGTGTCTGGATAAACTCAAGAACGTCCGGGCAATTAAGATCCATATGCAGAACCACAGCGCCGTTCTTATAATGACCGCCCCGTCTGAGGATTTCATTTAAGGTTGAATAGATTTTCCCAAATGAAACAGGTCCACTAGCTGTCACACCTGATGGCCTTACGGTTCCTTTTGAGTCAAGGTCAGATAGATGGACAGCACAGCCTGCGCCAAATCGAAGTGCATGTGACACGAAACGCCAGCTGGCTTCAATACCATCTTTGCCTTCCATTTGATTATCTACATTGAATACAGTGCAGCTAACTGGAAGGCGGGATTTTGGGTCATCGATCCAGCTTTGGACGCGACCAGTACGTGAAATTAGATTAGACATTAAACTAGATCAGACAAATCAGGTGGTTGATAGTTTGGCCCTTTGAGAACCTTTCCGTCCTCGCGTTTAATCGGTTTACCGTTCTCCCCGAGCTTGGACATATTTGATTGATGGACACGGCGTAGTGCTTGTTCAATATCCCATTGCATGTTCTCTGCATATTGAGCACACACATAAATGAGATCCGCTAACTCCTTCAAACATGCTTCACGGTCCTTTGGATGCATCATGATCATCTTTTGATCAGCATCTAAGAATTCCTTGAACTCCTCAACGATCAAAGATTTCTGTCTGCTCCTCGCACTCAAGGAGTTCTGTATATCGTACGCCTGTCGGAATTCGATAGCTTGGTTCGATAGGAGTGACATGTTCTAATTCTTTCTGTAGGTATGTGATGGCTTTTTGAAGGTCTGATATGCGGCTTTCTTTGAATCCTGCACGGCAGATATATTTGATGGCGTTACCAAGGAAAAAGTTCAGCTCTTGGTCTCGAATGAAGTCCCAAACTTCGACAGTTCCTCTGGTGTAATAGGATGGGCTGGCCAATTTTTTACTAAATTAGTGATGGTATTGCAAAGACAAAAGTTTTGATGCTGTAGTGCATCAAGGATGGTTATTAGATCTTCTTTGCTTGCTTCAGGAAGCAGATCTTTCATCCGTCTGAGACGGAACTGCTGTTCCATCGTTAACTCCACGACTGGTGGTGGGGGACCAAAGTATGGGTTGTCTGGTGTTGAAGTCATAATCATCTACAGTAAGTATTCGGGCTAAGCGTGCGTTTTGTAGTGCAATATCCTCACCGAGATCCTTGTCTGCAAATGCATTGACAATTGTTTCCCAGCTGTACCCTTTCTTTTCAAATAGGGTTTCTGCTCTTTTTACTCCTATACCTGGAGCACCACCATATCCATCAGTTTGATCTCCTGCTAATGTTTGAATGAAATGCCACTTAGCACCTTCCTCAGGTGTGACTGTGAACTTTTCTTCCATGTTGTACAACTCACCAGGGATCTGACGCATGTCCTTGTCAGGTGAGACAATGATGTTACCTGGATATTTAGTTGCATAGATACCCATTGCATCATCAGCTTCTAGGAGTGGCATCTGAATAACCCTGTACTCATTCATGAGTGCATTGATGACACGTTTATAGCCACAGGGTTTCTTACGGTTACGGTGTCCCTTATATGTAGGGACAATATTCTTTCGGAAGTTTTCTGAGTCAGAGAAGAAGAGTACTGCCTGTGCAAACCCTCCAAACTCTAGAGATATATTGATGATATCTTTCTGTACATTACGCATAGCCTCAGAGTACTTAGATGTGACCATGATGACATCGTCACCCCAGTCAATCTCTGTCTCTGCTGCGGCACAGCCTTTGTAAACAATATAATCAGCGTCGATGAGTAGTTTCATCAGTGCACCTCTGCCCAGTTTCTTCCAATTTTTGCTTCTGCTGCGATTGGGATTCGGAGTTTGTAGTACTCCCCAGCCGCTGCAGCGCTAAATACCAAGGATGTTGATAGATCTTCTGCATGATATGTGTGACACTCAAACTGAATTTCGTCGTGAACGAATGCCAGTTGTGAGCAGCATAAATTTGTTTCTTTAATAGTTTGTTGGTTAATAACTAACCACCTTTTAGCAATCGCTGCAGCTGACCCCTGGAGTAAGAAGTTGAGTGCTTTATGCGATGAGTCGAGTGGTATTCTGCGACCGTCAACCGCCTTAATACTGCCTCTATCACCCGCAGCTTTAACAGCAGTAAGGAGCGAATCAAGACCAGGGATCGCCTTAACATAAGCGTCACGAATCTCTTTACCTTTGGATTTAGCTGCAGCACTGCTGAGAGATGAGTCATAACTTAAGCCTATTTTTTGGTCACCAGCCCCATACAAAAATGCGTATGTAACTGTCTTTACAAGCCGACGTGATATTCCTATCTTGTCAGCATTTACTTGGTGGATGTCTCCATTAAGGAGGATGTCTGCGTATCTACCAGAATCGTATCTGGCAAGATAGTGAGCAAGCATCCTAAGCTCAATGCCAGCAAGATCAGCGCCGACCATAAGTTGGCCTGGACTTGCCGTAAATAATTCTCTGAATCGTAAATCACTAGGTACTTGTGCAAGGTTTGGGTTCCTGTGTGACATCCGATGTGTCGCGCACCCAACTGAACAGTGGTGATGAACTCGACTAGCACTCGTACATTGCTTGAGCCAGGCGTTCACGCCTTCCGAGATCATCCCCAGCTTCTTCGTAATATCTAGACACTTCGCAAATTCCGCTGCTATCGGTATCCCACCTGAGGCAATCTCTGTCAGAATAACTTCGTCGATAACTGGTTTCCCAGTAGTCGTTTTCTGGATTGGTTCCCATCCATAAAATGTTTGAAGGATCCATGCAATATGATCTCGTGATGTGGGGTTTAGTTCTTTCAGTCGTGTTGACTTGCAGCCAAGAAAGTATCCTTGTGTTTTGTTATTTCTTTTAGGATTGAATTCCGTGCCTTGGACGAAAGGGTGCCTTTTTTGTAGTACTTTTTTAGTTTCTTCCAACTCTTTTTGGAGAGTCGATGCAAGCTGCCATGCAGCGCGTTCATTAAAATACCATCCATGTAACTCCTGTTGTGTCATGTACTGTGCGACTTGGTGTTCAAGTTTCACCCAGTCAGGTAGCGGTGGAAATGTTTGCATAGTTTGACGGTTACGTTTACATCTTGTTCGCAGTAGTCTTCCATCTCTTGACTCCACTGCTTCCAATCAGTCTCCTTAGCAAAGTTTCCTTTGTATTCACCGAGCCTGTAACCGTAAGATTCAAGTGAGTGCCTGCCATACAGTTGTAATGGCATATGCTTCCACTCGTGCTTCTTATCTATTGCAATCATGTTCGGGTGGTAGAGCCTGCTTAAAAGCAGAGTGTCAATGACCTCACCTTGTGGTTCAAAGAATCCAAAGATCTTTTGTATGCAAGGTATGTCAAATGAAATGATGTTGTGACCAGCTATGCGATCAGCTTCCTCCAGCCTTGTAACACCTCTGACAAGCGGATCTCTAGTACCTTGATCGTTGTACACAACGGTCTCGTTATTAATGAGATCATGTATTGCCAAGCAATGAATTTGGGTAAGATCATTTAGGAGACCGTCCGTCTCCAGATCGAAGATCAACATGCTTCCAGTGGTATGTTTTATCTACAAACTGTGCTTTCTTAACTGCTTCAGCTGTAGGTGGATTAGGTTTCCGTAGATCAAGGTATGTACTAGAAATCGGTAGCCGGGTCGAAATCGGGTTTAGCTTCATGTTCAGTAAACTTACAAGTATTCAAGTCATATGTGAGTTGTCCAGCGATACCAGTTTCACCTGAATATCTATTCTTGAGGACTCTAAGTGTTGTAGTAGTGTCATCAGATCCACCCTGTTGATCTCTTTCGAGTGCGATAACTCCATCAGAAAGTTGTGCAATGCTTGCACTTCCTCTAAGTTGTCCAATCGTAACTCTTGCACCCTCTTCATGATTATGATCTGATTGTGTACGACGTAAGTGAGAGACAAGGAACAAAGCAATGCCAGTGCGTTCAACTAGTGAACGTAACTTGGTCATTGTTGTATCAATCATCTTCCTTTCGTCACCATCAAGACCGCTAAGCAAGATAGAGAGATGATCCAAAAAGACGATCCTACAATCAAGTCCATTTGCAAGATAGTCAATACGATTATAGATAACATCAGGGTCATAGCTACCAAAACCATCATAGAGATAGAGATTCCAAGTAGCCATTGTCCGATCATATGCATCTTTAAGCGTCGATCTTTCATGCTCCCCAATATGAAACGGTTTACCACACGCAGAGGACATTAGTCCTAGCGCTGTTCTCCTGTTACTCTCTTCAAGCGCCAAGTAACCAACCCGTTCCCCGTTTTGTAGGAAGTGAGTGCAAAGTTCTCTACAGAAGCTGGACTTTCCTGCACCTGTCGCTGCAGTAATAGTAGTAAGCTCGCCGTATCTAACACCGTGTGTGAGTTTTTGGAGTCCTGTGAAAGGGTATGCATGGTCACATGGTTTGGAGGGTTGGGTAACTAGATTTAGTAATGACTTTCCATCAACAATTCCGTCTGGTTGATATAGCTTATGGTTGTAATTACAAACAGCTCTGACAGCCTCACTGTCCCCAGCTTGTAAAGCCTCTGAGGCGTCCTTGTAACCCTCTAGAGTGCCTATGTAAACCTTGCCAGGTGGTAAGACACCAGCACACTCTTCAGAGGCCTTCTGGCCTGGCTCATCGTTGTCGAAAAAGAGGACAATCTTATCGTAATGAGCAAGCCATTCATAGTTATTTTGGATAGCTTTCTTTGCTGACTGTGCTCCATTTGGGATTGACACTACATCCCAATTAGGTTGTGCTTCCCACACAGAAAGACAATCCATCTCTCCTTCTGTAATGACAATCTTCTTCTGCCTGTTGGTGGTCTTATGCCTGAATAGCTGCATGCCATACAGGGAATTGACCTTGCCTTCACAAGTGAATGTCTTGTCCTTACCTTTTAGCTTTGCTCCTTGAAGCGCTCCGTCACTGCTGAAATAATAGAAGCGTAGCTTTTCTCCGTCTTTGTAGCACTTGAACTTTTCACAAGTTTGTTCAGATATACCTCGTTTGTGCAGCCGTCCGGCTGATCCTTGAAGTTGGACATGTGTTGTCATTGGATGGGTAGTTGCTGAGCCATCACCGTGGGTATAGTGATGACATACAAAACAGAATGTGTGACCGTCAGAATAAATAGCTAAACCATCTGACGATCCACAATTAGGACACGCATCGTGTCTTACAAACTCACTTTCCTGTGAGCCATTCGATTGGAATACTGGCATATGAGCAGTATTTTATTCCGTGTTTATCGCACCACTGTGCGTAAGTAGTCTTAGATTTTTTGCTGATTGTATTGTAAGGTGCCTGAAAGACCATACGAAGATCAATCGAAGGATTCTGTTTGATGACAGACAGCACCTTCTTTCTATCCTTACTGTCCCAATACCCCTTTGTCTCTAGCCAAATGCCTGACGGGAGTATGAAATCAGGTGTATATGTATGCTGGGTAATATATGAAACCTTTGTGCTTTCGTATTCATACGACACACCAAGATTGGAAAGAAGGTCAGCTACCTTCTCTTCCAGCTTGGATCTGAATGCCATTACTCATCCAGATGTTTTTCAATGATGGCTTCAACGACATCAGTGACTGCACGTTGCATTTCATATTTGAAGTCACTTTTATCTGCTTTGTAACGGGTTACGCAGATTGGTGGAAGCTGTACGTCTAGCGTAGCTTTATAGACACCAGTTACTTCATCCTTAGATACTGTGTACTGGAAATCAGAAGTCATCTTCTACCTCCTCCTCTTCTTTTGTGACTGTGACATTCGGCTCACCCGTCTTGAACCCTTCTGTCTTGCCGAATAGTTCAGCAACAGCAGCGTCACTAAGGTCGCCAGTATCAACACCAGCAGATCCATTAAGAGTAACAACTTGAATCCCCTGTAGCTTCAATGAAGTGCCATAGGTGATTCCATCCTTCAGGATGTATGGCTTTTGATAGAAGGCCAATTTGACTTTGGAACCTGAGTACAATGGGGTGGCATTGTCTACAATTGGTGATCCCTCAGTATCGACCACGGGTGGTTTGTTCTCTTCATTCCAAGAGAACTTGACGATGTACTTACCTTCAGCGACTTCTTCCCAAGGCTCAGGCTTGAGTGATGCACGCTTAGGGTTTTTAAGTTTAGATTCAGCCCACTTAAGGGTTTCAGTACGATCTTGTTCTAGATCGTCTACAGTTTTTTGATCAATCACGGCGCTTAGCTTATAGCCAAACTGACCGGGCTTCAGTACAGCCTGAAATCCTTCAAGGACTACAGGCTCTTTAGTTACGAATGTGTTTCGTGCCATTAACAAAAGAAATACATAGAATGTTTCACCTTTTCAGGTTCTAAGTCACCAATTATTGGCGGTGCTGTTTGTGCGCCGATCTTCTCAGCCCACTCTTTCAAATACTCACGTTCGGAAAAGATACGCATGTACATTTTCCTAATAAGATCCGATAATTGACCCATGTCGCTAGCACGTGCGAGAACCGAGTCGTGTATGAGGGCCAGCGGTGCTCCGAAACGGATTCCGGTTTCATGTAACAAGGAGGCATCTAGTGAATGAATAAGATTTGGTGCAGTTGCGTTCTTGTGATGCTTGATATCTACTTCATCTGAATCATCAGTGGCTACTTTTAATTGAACACGGCCTAACAGTTGCAGCTCGATATTCTCAACTACCTTTTTCATAAGACGTTGAGTGACAACAAAACCAGATGGAGTAGTCCATGTGATCTCTGTTGCTCCGGCTTTAATTGCGACACCTACTTCCTTTTCAATCCATTTCATCACTGCCATTGGTCCTGGCACGATGATATCCATAGCATCACGTACCGCCTTAACTGTTGTAGTTAAGTCATCCTTCTCAATTTCGACGCCTTTCTCCTTCAAAGCATCACGGATATAGGCTCTATTACTGAAGGGTTTCGCATTATATGGAACTGTCATAACAGTTCTCTTTACCTTTGATCTATCCCACACTGAATGTAGAGACTTTGGGATATTAGGTAAACTTGTGTTTGCTATGACTTGGTAGGCATCTTGAGGCTTTTCGCTAGGTAAGACATTAACGAGACGAGCCGTAGACGCATCTCTAGCAAGGCCAGCCAAAATTTGCAGACCAGAACAGGTCGCATCCACAGCAACAGGAAGTGAAGTGTAATGACGACTGCAATCGATACAGGTAAAATAATACTCTTCACACGCAGCTAAAAAGGTCCAAGGTTCATCAGCATTGGCCCATTCAGATAGGTTCCTGATTGGATCAGTAGCAACCCGACTGATGAGATCAACGTTATTCTTTACCCATTCTTGTCTTGCATCTAAGGTGTCTTTGTCATTTCCGTGACCGTATGTAGTTGCCACTTGAAATGCTAACCACTCCTCAGCTTCGGGTGTTATAAACGACTCCTCATGGAAGAGGAGTAAGCTTTTACCGAAATCAGTATCTTGAGGAGTCAGGAATGCGGGGATTGGGTAACATCTTCCCCGGTAGTCAAAACTAAATGGACAATAGAACTTCTCTTTATCTTTGAATATCTTCACTGCATTCATGGTCATTCGTGTTCTGCACGACCTTCCATATGCTTGTGCATTGATATTCATCACCTCTGCAGCTCTTCTCCGGTAGTCCTTACGGGACTCCCTGTTGGTCTCAATGTCGACCGGCTTTGGTGGTAGAGGTAGTTCACATATAGGGACAAACTTACCGACTTCTATACCCTTCTCAAGTAAGGTCTCCGCGACCGTGACTGTGAACGGGTTGAGCTTGTAAGCCACCTTCTGGATTTTATTCAGAAAGGCAATCGGTGTCTCTCCCTGTATAAGGCAGGGGTTACCGCGTCGAACCAAGTCATGGCCACGCATTACCTCATTCAAGAGGTACCCACCTGGATGGTCATTGCTCCAATCGTTAGGTTCAATGAGCATCGGCCATGCACACGGGCTGAATAACTCAGCTGTGCCCATGATCTGTTCTTTTTGATCAATGAATTCCTTGGTGGGGATGATGTATGTGTACGTCTTACGACCTTCACGTACAAGTGATTTGTCAAACCACCCTGATGCGTTGATGATGCAATCAAGTAACCATGTACCCAGTCGTATGCGGTTAGCTATACCCCAAGCTTGCCAGTGTGGTACGTCCAGCCTGTTCATCAATGTACGGATAACAACAACCTTCTGGTGTGTTCCTATTGATCGATGCCAGTAGTTCTGTTTGAGTGTATGTAGTAATGCTGGTACGTTGCTTTCATAGAAGCGCATCATGCACTCATTCTCAATACCAGTACCAATTGCATCAGCTACATTTTGTAGTAACGATGAGGATTTCTTAGGGCTGAATAACTTATCCATCGTGACCTTTGCAGCTATTGCTGCAGCACTTTCAGGCTCGATGTCAGTTAAGTACTGGTGTACTTCCTTCAGTTTGTGACCAGCTTGACCTTTGTATAGGCGGGCTCTTGATTCATGGATCTTTGCCGCCGTCATTGGGATCAGTGTCTGGACAGACGCAACCCCATACAGAGCGGCTGACGCATACTCTTTTTCTTCAA